TCAAAAATCTATTGTGGAAGCGTATCTGCTCTCTTTGCGACGGCAAAGGTTGGATTCAGGTTGGCCATCGTGAAGGAACTCAGGAGCATCTAAAATGCTGCGTTTGCAGCGGGAAGGGAACGCTATGAAGATTCCCGAGCCCTTCTGGGCAGTTCTACTCGCAGTTCTGGGGGTGATCGTTGCATTGGCCGTTCTTTTTCACCCGGACCCGGTCGCAGTCGGAACCGCAGTCCTCGCAATCGCAAGCAACCTGGTCAGCGGAGCCCTCGGGGCCTTTGCCGGCCACGCAAGTGCAACCAGCAACTCCACAGGACCCAACGCCACAATCAACAACCCTGGCGCCACCTTTCCCGGTGACGCAAACAAGTAGCGCCAAGGAGGCGCAAGACATGTCTTTTCTCAGCACACTTGAATCCGCAGGAACCAAAATCGGCACGTTTCTCAATGACATTGTGAACGGCGCCAAAACCATCCAGAAGATCTACGGTGCCCTTTCCGGCCCAGTTATTGCCGCTTCGATGGCAGTTTTCTACGATGTGGTGAAAACCGTCGCCGCCGCCGAGAAGGCCGCTGCCGCCGCCAGCACAGGTAACGTGACAAGCGCTATCACGCTGAGCGAAACAACCGTAAGCCTCGTGCAGACTGTCGTCAAGGACTTCATCGCAGGCGAAAAAACCGTTGTGGCTGACTTCGAAGCGCTCAACATCAAACTCTAACGATATTGCGCTGCGGGGAAACGTCAAACGAGCAGCGCAATTGTGGCCATGGGCGGTTTTTGTCGAGAGGCTTGGACCGCCCGATTTTTGAGGTTCCCATGAGCAAAGACCCGTTAGTAATCCCCGCGCCAAGCGCCTGGTCGCAACTTGTGGCCGCGCTGAAATTCATCTTCGCCAAGAAGAAGGGTTGACCATGCGCCTCCTACCCATCGCCGTCGGCGTAGTTTCAGCATCCCTACTCGGGCTGACCGTGTGGGGATGCTTCGGGATATCGCACCATTTGATCGTGGCCGTAGACAAGTGGGGAAACTCCGCGCCGGGGCCAGAATTTTCACAAACAATCAAGGACGCGCACCAGGGCATTTTAGACGTTACAGCCGAGAGTCGCGACGTTACCATTGCCGTGCTCAAGCCGTGCAAGTTGGGGCGCCCTGAAACTTGTGGACTGATTCCGGCGGTTCGGATGACGGTGCAAGACACCGGCGCAGCTGTCCAGACAATGCAACAGCAGGTGGCACAGACGCAACCGCTCATCACGGCGGCGGCGCAGAACCTCAATCTGGCTGGCGATGCGGTAAAGGATACAGCGGGACACCTGTCTAAGACGGCTGACGCGGCCACTGTAGCCATTCAGACAGTCACGATAGATGCCAAGACGGCCAACGACTTGCTGATGCAGTTGAGGCCCCTCATAGCCAGCTACACAGCCACCGGAAATGACCTGGATACCACTATCAAAACCGCCAACGACATCATGGCAAGTCCAAACGTCACGATCATGCTGGCGAACGGAGCGCAGTTCACTACCACGGCGGTTCAGCTTGAGCAAAAGTTGGCTCAATGCACGCTACACCCAACGCTTCCTTGCGTGCTAAAGAGCGACATTCTCTTCGGAGCACAGGTGGGCGGTTACCTTTTGAGATGAGCTTAGGAGTCAAATTCAACATGTAGGAGGATTGCGGTAGTAGCCAGAGCAGAGAGAGGCGTCCTTTCGAGGGCGCTTTTCTTTTTGATAAATATCCTAAAGTGGAGCAAATTATGATTTACAATGCACTGATATGGACTTATCAACCAGACTATTGCTACTCAACCGCAGGACTCGGATTCAGCGTCCTGTCGAGAATATGAACGCTTATCAAGAGGTCTACGCCTCACTTTCCAGCCTCCAAGATGAAGCAGTGATGTGCCCGCGATCAATGAAAGAGCCGATGCGGGTGGCTATGGAGCGCGTCCGGGCTGAGGGTGGCGACTTGGACGAGTTCGTGGCCCGCGAACTGGAGTACCCCTCCGTCAAGGAGATGCAGAGCTACTTCATGGGCCTCCAGGTTGATTCGATTGCCCTGGCCATCTGGCAGATCAGGAAGCAAAGGGCGCTGGTGTGCGCGGATCAGACCGGAGTTGGAAAGGGTAGGGTAGCGGCGGCTGTCTGCCGGTGGACCATTCTTCACGGTCTGTTGCCGATCTTCGTCACCTACTCGGATACCCTCTTCACCGACTTCCAACGCGATCTTGACGACATCGGCTTCGGTCCAAGCGTCTGGCCTCTGCTCTTCAATGCCGGGGCGTCGATAACTGAGCAGGCAACAGGACGCAAAATCTTCGCCAACAAGAGCAGCATGAAGGGGGTCCTGACAAGGATTGCCGAGACTGGCGAACTGCCGCGCGCGCGGAATGCCGTGTACTTGACCTATTCGCAGATCAATACGATCAACATCCAGCAGGAGGCACTGAGACGGTTGGCGCCGAAAGCCGTCTTCATCCTTGACGAGTCCCACAACGCCGGCGGCGATGAGTCGAACACAGGAGCGTTCTTCCAAGAGGTTCTTCCAGCGGCGCACGGCGTGATGTTCCTGTCGGCAACGTGGGCGAAGCGGCCGGACAACATGACGCTCTACGCCACCAAGACGGACATCTCGATTGCCATTCCCGACAACCAGCGTGTCTCTGACGCCATCCGCGCCGGTGGTCCACCACTACAGACCGTCGTGAGCCACCAACTCGCCCAGACCGGCCAACTCGTGCGCCGTGAGCGGTCCTTTGAGGGCATCAGCATCCTGAACTTCATTGACGACAGAAATCAGGACACACAAGAGGATATATGTGATCAGGTGACGGAAGTCTTGCGGGCCATCTTCAAAGCAGATCAGGACTATCATCAGAACGATTTCGAGACTCTGCGCCTCCAGTACAAGAAGCGGCACATCAAGATCTACCATCACAAGTTCAGCGCCATCGTCCACAACATCGTGAAGCAGTTTCTCCTGGCCTTGAAGTCGGATGCCGCAGCAGATTGCGCCATCGAAGCGCTCGGACGCGGGGAAAAGCCAATTGTCGCCCTTGAGAGCACTATGGGCGCGTTCCTCGACAGCTATGTGAGTGCGGCGAACTTGAGCGAGGGCGAAGTGCTTGATAAGCTCTCATGGTCCACCATACTCAGGCGTGCCCTCGACAGGACCCTTCACTACACCATCAAGACCTCAATGGGCAATGACCGCCAAGAGTTCCCGCGCCATCTGCTCTACGTCGAGACGGAAGCAAAGTACCGGGAAGCTGAGAGGCTTCTGGACGCTCTTGCGGTAACGCTGCCGGTGTCGCCTATCGATTGGATCAGGACTCGAATCACGCAAGCCGGCTTTACCGTGGCAGAGATTACCGGACGCTCGTATCGAATCAACTATGCGGGTCCCGTCCCTGTCCTGTCTTCAGTCCCGGCCAGCGAGCGGAAGGACCGCGTGCAGACCGGCAGCCTGTTCAATAATGGCGGCGTCGATTGTTTGGTTCTGAACCAGGCGGGCTCGACAGGAATCAGTCTCCACGCTTCCGAGAAGTTCAAAGACCAACATCAGCGGCACATGATCGTTGCTCAACCGGCCGGCGACGTGAACGTGTTCATGCAGATCCTCGGACGTTCGAACAGGACCGGCCAGATGGTCCTGCCAAGGTACACGATGCTCTCCCTGGCCATCCCCGCAGAGATTCGCCCGGCCATCAGCCTCGCCAAGAAACTGAAGAGCCTGAACGCCAACACGTCGAGCAACACGCGGTCGGCAATGTCGATTGAGGCGCCAGACATGATGAACAAGTACGGCGACAAGATCGTCGCGGAGTGGCTGCACGAGAATGAGCAGATTGCCCGTCTCATGGGCCTGACGATGGACAAGTCGGAGGAGGAAGGCGGAACTCCAGAGGAAGACCTGGCACGCACGGCAACAGGACGCTCAGCACTCTTGCCCGTCAAAGAGCAGCGAGAGTTTATGGAGACGATCACCGAGAGCTACACGGACTACATCGCGTATCTTGATGAGACAGGGCAGAATGACCTTGAGCCCAAGACCTACGACTTCGACGCAGAGCAGAAGACCTCGCACGTCATCTACGTTGGGTCTGATCCTTCATCGCCGTTCGGGGAAGACGCCACCTTCGGGACATACTCAATCAAGCGGCAAGGAAAGTCTTATACACCGGAGGAGGTATCCGAACTGATCGCACAGACTTATGGTCCTGACCTCATGAAGTACGAGCCATGGCAGCGGGACACGTACCACGCGCGGGCCTTGAGCGCACACCTTGAGGGCTTGTTCAAGCCATACATCGCATCCGTTGAAGCGCCACACATCATCGAACGGGCCGAGCGCATTAGGGAATGGTCGCGGACGATTCTAAACGACTTTCGAGTGGGATCAGGACTCAGAATCGAAATCAACGGCGACACTTACAACGGCGTTATCTACGATATTCGCGGTCGCAAGAAGGTAAGCGGCAATCCATACGCTCCCAGCTCTCTGAAGTTCTACATTGCCGTCAACGGACCTTTGCGCGAGGTGCGCGTACCAGGTTCGCAAATCAAGAAGATCACGCTGGCGAATCTTGGCCGCAATGCTGATATTGCCGAGTTGTTTCAGGACTATCTCAGCGACACTCGGCAGCGCGCGAAGATCATTACCGGGAATCTGCTGGGGGCCTATGGACAGTTGAAGCCGGGAAGCAAAGGACGAATCATAACGTTCACAAAGCATGAGGGTGGGACGGAGCAGGGAATTCTAATGCCAGCGAAGTTCGATTGGGAGAAGGACGTAACCCCGCAGAAGCTCGATTGAGTCCTGCGGGGTGTTGGGTTAGAAGTCCATTTCTTTTGGATCTTCCATCGGCCCGTCTTGGACTTCAGGATCAACCGCGTCAAACTCTTCACGGAATGAAAGCATCTCTTGGCCGCTGTCGTCGTGCCAACCGTTCTTTTCTACCTCCTCTACATTGCGCACGGCTTGTCGGTAGTAGCTCGGCTTGAGTTCGCATCCAATCGCCCGGCGACCGCTCATTAGTGAGGCGCAAACTTCGCTACCAACGCCCATGAATGGAGTGAGAACCGTTTCGCTTGGGTTCGACCATAGCTCCACGGAGCGCGTGATGACATCCAACTGAAGGGGATGCAAATGTTTCTCGTCTTCCTCTTCGCGGGCCTCACGGTAGGGCAAGACGCCTTTCTCTTTGCGGTCGCCCATGTTGCCGCGAATGTCGTCCCACATACTCGAAGCGTACTGTCTCCAAATCCATTGCGAATACCGATTCTCAATCTGGTTTCCAGTCCACCCCTTGTACTTGAGCAACTCTTTTGGAACCTTGCGTGTCCCGGCATAGTTGATAAGCCCATGACGGTGAGTGACGGGAATTTCGTTCTTCCCTGAGCGCCGAAAGATCAGGAGATAGTCGGCCCCGGCGACTGCGCAGTTGCAAGAGTCTTCCACAATCGACTTATGGGCCAAAGCTTTCGTCATAGTCCTGTTGCGTACAGCAAGCGGCTCCTTCCAAATCGAGATGCGAGGAGAGGCCATTCTCCATCCGCACCGCTCATGCAACCGGATAATGTCGCCGGGGAAGTCGGTGTAGGAGTCTCCGTTTCCGCTGTTGCTGTTTGGTACATCCATGCAATGCACAGCGGTCATGCGTCCTGGCAATGTGGCCCGGTGAATCTCTCGCACGATGAACTCGTAGTGAGAGAAAAACTCCTCATAGGTACGAGAGTTGGAAAGGTCGCGATCAGAGGAACTGTAGTGGTAAAGTGCTCCTCCATTCTCTGTTGCAAAAGGCGGAGAGTAGACGGAAAAATGGATCGACTCATCCTTCAAGGCGGTGAGCATGTCTACTGAATCGCCGTTGTAGATGGCGTACTTGTCTGTGATTTTCTGATCGATTACCAGCATGGCGTTGTTACCTCTTTCTCGAATTTGTATCCGCCTTCGATGCGGACTGACTCGTTCATGTGGCGTACCAGTTCGTCAAACATCTTGTCTGCGGCAACCTGCTTGCGCCGCAAGTTCTCTTTGATGCCGCGTTGGCCTTCAGTCGCAATTAGGTCGTTGATTACATCATGCGTTTGTCCAAAACGCCAGCAGCGGCGAACACCCTGATAGTGCTGCTCAAAGCTATGCGTCGCAAACTCTACCACGTGAGCGCAATGCTGCCAGTTCAATCCCCACCCACCGATGACCTGCTTTGTGACGATACCGCGGGCCTGACCGCTTGCGAAGGCTTCGTATTTCTCTTCCTTCTCTTCGTCGCTGTCTGACCCTGAAACCTGAACGGCATCGGGAACAAGATGCTCAAGAAGGTCGCCTTCAGGATTCAACTGGCACCAAATCACGAAAGGCTTTCCGGTCCCAGACACCAAAGAGGCAGCCATCTCGCAACGTTCCTGCACGGTTCGGCGCCGTTCTTCGCGCTCCTCTTGCATGTTGGTTGCTGCCAGCGGAAAGAGCATACCATCGGGGAGCGTGCGCGTTTCTATAATATGCTCGCGCTCAATGAGTCGCGGCAATACAAAGCGAGCATCGGAGTATGGACCAACATCAGAAGGGCGGCGTGCTGCTCGTGCCCATGAGCAAACCCAACGCCAGAACGGTTCCTCGGCGTGTCCCTTGAATCGCCATCCTGCGCTAACTGGACCGCCTTGGTTTGGCGCGCGTCGAATCATCATGCGTGTGTCGCTGGTGTTTTGGTCGTTCTTGAAGAAGCGATTGAGCATGTCAATCTGACCCATCACGCCCAAGGCTTCGGAGGATGTTCCAAGTTCGACGTAGTCGTTGGGGGCGGCTGTTGCCGTGGCCAGCAGGCGGAAAGGTAGCGTGCGCAGAAACTCCGTAACCTGTGCGCGCCGCTTGCCGTTCATGGCCTTGATGAATGATGACTCATCGCACACCGCGCCGGCGAAGTCGTTCGGATTGAAGCGGTGGAGTTTCTCGTAGTTGGTGACGTTGATTCCAGAGACAAGCTGCCCATCATTTGAACGGTGCGCTTCGATGCCGAACTTCTCAGACTCTCGAATGGTTTGCTTGGCCACGCCTAGCGGAGTGATGTACAGAACTTTCTTATTTGTGTGGCGGACCACGTTGTCGGCCCAGGCCAATTCCATCGGAGTCTTGCCAAGTCCGCAATCGAAGAAGATAGACGAGCGCCCTCTCCGCAGGGACCTCTCAACCGTATCGCCTTGGAAGTCGAACAGCATATCGGGAATAGAGATAGCCTTGAATCCAGCATCTCCACCGTATTGTGCCTTTGCCTCCAGAAACTCTTCATAGTTCATGATCTTTCCTTTCGATGTGTGGTTTACTTCCGTGCTGATGTTCGTACTGGTGGCATTTCCAACAACTCCAGCGATGCTTCTGCCCCGTCTCTTCTGACTCAAACCAGCCGTAACGTCGCTTTGACTTGAGGTGGCTCAGTTGCCCTTGATGTTCCTCGTCGTCTGTCGCATTGAGCGGCGCATACCCAAGGCAGTGAGGACCGTTGTGAAGCTCGCACATGCCATTGGCACGTGAGTAGCAGATTACCCTGGCCGATCGCTTCTCTTCGCTGGTCGGCTGCCCTTTGCGCAATCCCGGCCGCTTCTTGCGTACTGGCGTGTAGCGTTTCAGAGGAGTCCTGCGATGGATCATGCTCGCACCATCTTTCCTTCTGGAGTCCTACGCAGGACCACATGCCACATAGGGCCGCGCGAAACTACCTCGCATTGGTCGCCGGTCATTGATTCTGTGAGGTTGGCAACTCGTTCGGCGAAATCGAGACTTCTGAAGGGTTGGCAAATGGTGTGCTGCTTGGGCCTTCCGTAGAGCGAGTTGTGTCTGTCTTCCATACTTTCTCCTTGAGGTAATTCTTAATTCCTGAGAGTTGCTGTTTGATGAGGTTCAAATCAACATCGGGACGCTCATGCATAGTAGTCGTTTCCTTCGTACTCAAGTTCCGCTTCGGCCTCAAAGCAAAGTTTGCGCGGATTAAACTC